CTCCATTGGACTCCAATGTTATAACAATATAACTAATAAAGGGGAAGAGTTGTCTTTTGATCGAGTCGTCTTCCCCAGTCCAGGGGTCGGGTCCACCCTTCCCTCTCCCTGTATACAGGTGCTATCGCCTTGAAACCCAGGTAGGGACACCGTTTTGGTCTTTACCTCTAGCCTGCTGTCTTTGCTCTTTATTCAGGCCGAGAACAAGGTGGTTTGTCAGCCCTTGGGGGTCTTCTATGGAAGCTCTAAGCATGTCATCCCAATCTTCACGTTTTCTTAGGTTGACAGCTTCCTGAGCCGAGATAGACATGTAGTCAGTAAAGTATTTGACGCCTTGAGCAAGAGCATCGATCCGGTCGTCATGCTTGACGGCACCTTTCTCCCGACACATGCGACTCATTTGGTAGAAGAGCATGTAAAGGAGACGTTTTTCGGGAGGGTCGTCTTTGTTGGAATTATAATCCCAGTCAATAACTTTACGGTCAACGATGAGGCGGTGTTGATTAAGAACAGGCTCAAGAGCATCAATAATGCGGTCTTCTTTGCGAATGTTGGCTCTGACTTCTTCGACATCAATCGCTTGTTTAGTCTGTTGAAGATGTTTTTTGAACAGTTCTGCAACAATACCATCACCAAAATTAGTTTCGATGACAAGTTTCGTTACCTTATATTGTTTACAATGTCTCAGAATGTCCAAGAGCGTTGTATCTGAGTATCCGTCTCTGTAAGCACACATTTTGTGCAAGTACAAGAAACCGTTTCGTTGGGAGATAAAAGCTGCTGCTGTTTCATCTGAGCCACGACCCGACGGATCAACCGAGCAGATTGTCTCTTGGTAAGGGTGCCACTCTCCTTGTAACTGCATTGGATTGTAGAAATAATCTCCAGGTAATCCGACAGTCGGTAGGTCTTTAATGACGTTAGACGGGTCTGAGCACCAGATGACGGAGTCAGGACCATTGTGAGGATTGACAGAGGTGACAACCAGGTCAGCCATTTTAAGTGGGAATTTTTCTGCATCGGATAAGCTTGTATCGAGCATGAACTGGAGCATGAAGTTGCTCCGACCCATGGCTGCTTCACGTTCGAGTAAATCGAGATCATCGAAGCGGTCAGGATCTGTTACGTCCCAAGGTTCACGACCGTTGTCTATATCGGCCACTAGCTGCGGCGCTAAGAGCCCTTCGTACTGGCTTACCTTCTTAGGGTACCTAGCAGGCCAAACAAAGGGCTTGTAGGCCCTCTCAGCGAGCTTACGATAGACAGTAAAGGTTGTTTGTGGAGTACCAAGGAACATGATTCGTGAATCTTCCTTTGGTGTAAGGATTGATTCAGCTTCTGTACACAGTTGAAGTAGTTTTTCTCTCATGAGTTCTGTCATGGAGTTACCAGGAACCTCAACATCGTCAAGGATGAGAAGATCAGCCCTGCTTCCGGTCAGTTGCCCCGTTATCCCGACTGATTTAACACTTGGTGCCTGGTGAGGAGCACAATTGACGTCAAAAGATATACGAGACCAACGGGATTCATCGGCTTTAGGTCGTAGATGAGCCAACCAAGGTGTTTCGATGATCAGCTTCTGCAAAAAGATAGACATGTTGTCAGCTCTTTCTTTAGAAGCTGAGATAATCATGATCTTTTTTTCAGGGTCATTGAAAAGCGTCCACAGAACAAAGGCTCCAGTAATCCAGCTCTTTCCCACACCACGGAAAGCCTGTATTTGAAGACGCTTAGGTCCATGTTGAAGATAGTCTGCGATTGCATATTGTGCACGGGTGGGCGAAGGAAGATCAAGCTGCTGCCACAGTGCTTGTAGAAACAGCTTGAAGTCATCTTGCAACGCCTGAACGACGTTGGTCATAGTTTATTTTTTAAGACGGGTTGTATACCGTTTGCCACGCCAGGTGAAGGTCTTTTTGCCAGCTTTACGAGCTTTGGCAAAGGCAGCGTCAAAGTTAGCTGCACCTGCTGCACGGGACAGTTTGGTTTCTTTTTCTTTGTAGTCACTGCCCATGCTTGCCATGGGTTTTTTTTTCGGTTTAGTTTTAGGCTTACCGCGTAGTGCTTTTGCAGCGTCCATTGCCAGTGAGGCTGCAGCAACAGCTTTGGCGGAAAGGTCAGACCGTGGATTGATAAGGGTGCCTACCTTTGCAGCGGTCTTAATACGAGGGTCGAACCGAGGCGTACCAGGTGTTGTAGATGTGGTCTTAGTAGCAGGTGTAGTACGAGAGCCGATCATCCCGCTTACGCGGCGGCTAGGACCCTGTTGTGGAGGAGTAGCTGGGCCTTGTGCACCACGAGGTGCGCCAGTAGCGGTACGAGTAACGCCGCGGCCACGGGTCACACGGTCTTTAGATCCAGTGTCACGTGCAACTTGTGCAGCTTTTTGACGTTGTGCACGTCCCCGTCCGTCGTTTCGAACAGGAGTTGTAGAAGTTTTACGTCCACGGCGGTTGTAAGTACGTTTTGCCATCAGTCTTTGTTGTATCTACGGGACAGCATCAGGCGACGGTTACGCTTGGCAGCTTCCTGACGTGCGCGACGACGACGTGCCTCAACTTGACGTTGGTTACGTTTTGCAGAGCCGCTTTGTTCAGCAACTTGGCGTGCAATGTTCCGACGTCCTGCAGAGCTGCTACCACCAGAGCGTTGTGCCTCTTGGCGATTCTTGCGAAGTTGACGTTCCCGTGGGTCTACGGATGCACCGGTCGTGCTCCCCTTGCGAAGTACAGCGGGACCAGGGTCACCTACCTTACGGTTTTGACCGCGAGTGCCGCTGGAAGATTGGTAGAACGAGCCGGTACCACTTGATTTAGATGTAGCAGGCTTTGCTTGAGCAGGCTTTGCTTTAGGTGCAGCCTTTGCCTTAGGTGCAGCCTTTTTAGCAGCCTGCATTTGGTCTGCCATATTCTTCAGTTGGGCTGTACTAAGCTTTTTACCACGAACTTCTTTGTCGTAGTGGTCTTTCATCTGTTTGACAGTCATCCCCATAAAGGGATTTTTCTTAGCAAAGTTAGGGGTTGCCATTATTTAATATGAGATAAAATAAGAGTTTCTCTGAGACGGTTGATGCCGAATGTTGCTCTCATCCACGAGAGCCAATTGTTACTTCCTTTGTCCTGATTACACTTTTTGCAGCATGGAACGAGGTTACTTGTAATATCTTCTCCACCAAACGTTTTAGGGTGGACGTGGTCAAGTGTAAGTTCGTGTAAGTCATAAGTTTCTCCACAATAAACACATGTGCATCCAAAGTGTTCTTTGATGCTGCGCCTCCAAAGGCGCTTTGCTTCAGAGGACGTCATGGTTATTAGGTTGTATAGGTAGTGGTCAGGAGTAGGAAGTAAGGGAGTCATTTAGTACGGCTAGCTCTGTTTTTAGATCGCGCTTGTGGTCGTCCTTTTGTGGTGCTGCCCTTGTAGTGAGCAGCATCGCGTGGATCTCCTACAGCAATCTTAAGTTGCGAACGTAACCGATTTGCGTTCACACGCAAGTCTGTACCCTTTTTAGTTTTATTGTATTTACCTTGCTGCTTTAACCTACGCTTACGTGCAGCAGGGTTAGATTTGTAGTAAGTTGATGTTTTCATCGACCATACAGCCTTGACTGAACAAGTTCAGGGTCAACTTCTGGCATAACAGCAGCTAATTTAGAAAGTGGGTTACCTTCCAGAGCCACACCGCTAATGTCATTGGTTTTTAGCCAATCACAAGCTGCTTTTAGGTCTTGTGTAGTAGCTTCGCCAGACTTAATACGAGTAAGAAACTCTTTTGTAACGAGATTATGTAGTTCGTTAAACTGATCTTCTGTTGCCTTCTTTTTCATACTTTAGTACGCATTGAACAGGCGTAGAAATTTATAAATAAGGTACGTGATACACGCTAATGCTACAAGGGTTTTAATTAGTTCCATTTTTGATTGATACGATTGGTACGATGTCGTGGCAGATGACCTCTACACGACTGCCTGGTCTAAATGTAAAACCAGCTTTCATGATTTCTGTACACTTTAGAGCCCTAGTAAGTTCGTACTGGAGCCGCATTGTTTGTTCGTGTCTACGTGCTATTTGTTTGCACTGCTCAATCATGCCACCATCAAGTGGCACCATAAAATTGAGTTGTGCACCAAAGTTATTAGAACGAACATAACCATCAGGTTCATACGGAATCGTGTCATTGCCCATATAAAATGGACTAAATGTCATTGTAGCACCGTTACAAGAACTATTAGCACCAAATATCTGTCTACTTGGTGCACCATTATTCTGGAATTGTACAGCTTGGTTAGTAACATTTCCCGTAGCTGCTGCTACAGGTGACGATGTGTTTTGTACCTTAGGATCTTCTGCGTATGCAGGAGTTATTGCGAGAAGATAGAGAGCGAGGTAGTAGTAGAGGTGGAATCGATGGTTTCTGTGATGTCGATCGTTTCTACGACTCCTGCATCGCGGGTGGTGATCTCTAGTGACCATGGGTCTCCAGCGGTGGTTACTGAAAAGGTTGTGCTATCCCCAGCAATATCTGCGCTGGGAGTTACATTGGACCCAGACCAGCTATTGTAGTCACCGCCATACACTTCAGTCTCGATAGTACGACTGATGTCGATGGTAGTGGTTGTGGTGGATTGCATCGACCCCTGGGTAAACTGTGGGGTGACAGTCTGTGCTGAGACTGGAGCAGCCAAAAGCAACAGCAAAAGTAGTTTTTTCATTTTGGTGGGTCGGTTTTAGAGTTTTTATCCATACGAGAAATGCCGTAGGAAGCTAAAGTTCCGCTAAGCAAAGAGGCGACAAATGTTGGGTCCATCTTTTGCAGCATTCCCATGTAGGATGCAGTCAATACGCCTGCACTCCAAAATAGGACAAGTGCTTTTACGATCTCTCCGCAAAAATCACTCAGCCACGTGTGGTGTTTCTTTTCCATCTTTTTTCTTCCGGT